CCAGGCATCTACAGCTACAACGAAAGCATCAGAAGCAGCGACCAGCGCGACAAACGCTGCATCGTCGGAAACCAGCGCGGCGTCATCCGCTACTACCGCTACGACGAAAGCATCAGAAGCCTCGACCAGCGCAACGAATGCTGCATCGTCAGCGACCAGCGCAACATCTTCGGCTTCGACGGCCACGACCAAAGCCTCGGAAGCCTCGACTAGCGCAACAAACGCTGCGTCGAGCGCAACAACCGCGACCACCCAGGCATCAACGGCTACAACGAAAGCATCGGAGGCAGCTACCAGCGCTACCAATGCGGCGACGAGCGCAACGGCAGCGGCATCAAGCCAGACAGCGGCGGCCTCAAGCGCCACATCTGCCGCGTCATCGGCTACTTCTGCGGCCTCGTCGCTTAGCACCTTCCAAGGTCAGTACCACGGCGCAGCAAGCAGCGATCCGTCGAGCGGCCTTGATGCGGGTGATCTGTATTTCAACAACTCGTCAAACGTCATGCGGGTCTACAACGGCTCGAGTTGGCAAGACGCGGCCGTTGATGCTTCGAGCTTTTTGACTGCTTCGGACAACCTCAATTCATTGAGCAACAAATCGACCTCGAGGACAAACCTCGGTGTAGCGATTGGTTCTGACGTGCAAGCATTTGATGCTGACACGCTAAAGGCTGATACGGCAGATGTTTTGACGGCTGGCTTTGCGGCAACAGTTCATGATCTTGGAACGATCTCGTCTGGAACTACAACACTCAACGAAGCAAACGGGAACTTACAAAAGTGCGTCAACGGCGGCGCGTTCACTCTGGCACCGCCATCAAATAGCTGCACCATTGTTTTGCAGATTACAAACAATGCGAGCGCAGGAGCCATTACAAGTTCGGGATTTACTCTCACCGATGGAGACACCTACAGCACTGGCAATGGAGATGACTTTTTCGCTTACTGCACGGTTGTCGGTTCGTTCAGTCATTTGACCATTAAGAAATTGAGCTAAGAAATGTTTATTCCTGCGGTCCAAGGTGGGCATGCAATTAACGACATTACGCTTGATATTACGTCGAACACGGCTGACGTAAATATTTTGTCGTTGGCAACTGCTGCTGGATACAACGCCGGAACTGACACAACGGCAATCATTCTTAATGTCGCTTCTGGTGTTGATATTACGGCTACGTCAGGCAATCCCGGGATTACTACTGGTGCGCTAAACGCTGGTTCGAACTTGACGATTAACATTGAAGGCAGCGTTTGCGGGGCTAATGGAGCTAACAACGCGTCCTCTGGCGGCGCAGGCGGCGCGGGAACCGACGCGATTAAATTCGACATTAGTTCGGGCACCGGCACCTACGAAGTGATTATTGCCTCGGGATCTACCGTGGGAGCCGGTTCGGGCGGCGGCGGGGGCGGAGGGGCAGGAGGGTCTGCCGGAGCACGGCTTACTGCAGTCTTCGATGGTAAAGGTGTTCTCAGTTGTCAAAGTCCCAGCCAATACGGCAGCGCAGGGTCGCAGGGTGCCAATGGCAGCGGAGGTACTGCCTGTAGGGCGCAGGCCGGTAATGCTGGCTCAACCGGATCGAGTGGAGGATATCCGGGTGGTCCTTGTAGCATCACAGTCGGTGCTGGGTCAGGGTCCGCAGGAGGTGCTGGAGGCTCCCCAGGCAAAGCTGTCAATTTTAACGGCAATACCGTCAACGTCACAAACAATGGAACACTCTACGGAGCGACAAGTTAATGGAAGTTCTCATTCCTTTTTCGGGTGGTATCAACAGCACTTATGCACTTTACCGCTGGCTAACCGAAACTGATCATAACATTACAGCGATCTACGCTATTGAAAGCTGGGTCGGCGTCAAAAACGGCGACAGTTGGAGGCAATCGCGAGAGACAACGGCCGTTAATAATATGGTCGAGTGGCTGAAAACAAACTGTAGAGAGTTTACTCTTGAGCAGAAAAACGACTGGCCGGTTACCGTCGAAGACATGCGGCCTATTCGGGATGGTTTTACGCAACTGCAGAATTACGGCATCGTTGTTGCGCGTTATCAGGGCTACTCCAACATAATCGACGCTCTTGAACCTGACATTTTTGTGCCGGGTTTAAGCGTGGAAAACACCGCAACCGATTGCCATCCAGCATTGCGTCAAGTGTGGCTGCGCGACGGTATGCAAGTCTGCTACGCCGGCACCCGAGACATGAGCGCAACGCCAAACGAGCCATTTGATTACGAAGTTGTTGCGGCAAACCTGTCCGGTAGGTTTGAACAGCTTGAGTCAATCCCCGATGACCTTCAAGCGTTGATGGCAAACAAATGCGATTGTGATCGATCCGAATGGGAAAAGTTCGCGTGTCTGCCATGCGGGTGGCAAAAATCTCGCGAAGCGTTGTCTCATATGACCGGCAAAGAATTTGATGAAATGTTTGCTGAGTACGGCTCCTACGGCGCGTGGCGAAACGAAGCAGACCCAGCGACCTACACATATCGCGGTTTTCCGTACAAAAAATTCGCAGAGATTATAGGCGTCCCTGACAACGTGGTGTTCGATTGATGATGGGCCGCTGTCTTCTTCTTTTTCTTGTGTTGGTAGTTGTTGCTGCTTTTTTTGTGCGTTCGCCGGTCGCTCACGAGCTGCCGTGTTTTATGAAAGAAAGCTCGGCACTCGAGAGCCTCGCTACGACCCGCGGCTACGGTCTCGCTGAGGAGGGGCTGATCAAGCTCGGCGTTAACACAAACGGCACATTCATCTTGACCGTCTCGCCGCCGGGTCAGCCGATCATCTGCATATTCGTCATGGGTGAGAACTGGGAGTGGGTGATACCGAAACTCCCGAACAAAATCTCGGAGCGTGCAGATGACTGATCAAAAGATTGTTATCGATGCTGCCGCAGTCGGCACCGGCCTCGGTTCCTGGCTCGCACTACTGCCTGATGTCGCGGCACTGTTCTCGGTCATCTGGCTCGCGATACGGATCTGGGAAACGGAGACCGTGAAACGTGTCACGGGTCGCGGCACGGAATAATGTTCGACGATCCTCGACTTTTAATATCTCTCGGCACCACCCTCTGTACCCTGGCGGCAGCATTCGGGGTCATACGCTGGGAAGTGCGTAACCTGAATAAAATTATTTCGGATATAGAGGGCCGTATCCGCGCTCTCGACCGGGCTACCGATAAGCAAGAAGTCGAGCTCAGCAAACACGCCCAGTCTCTGACCACCTACGGAGAGATGCTCTCCCCGAAAGAGCGGGAGAACCGGGCCATGATGACAGCAACCATGCAGCGGGACATCGAGTACCTGAAGCAAACCACGGCCCATTTATCCAAACTCCATAACGGGCAGCACGTGCCTGTCTCGAATACAAGGAACGCAGAATGACTGATGATAATATCCCCGACCGCGGCGCCTATCAGGTTAACCGGCGGCGCATGTGCTGGTCAGCGCTTGCCATGATGCTGGCAATGCTTCTTGCGATGTTGGTAAACCCGGAGAAGTACGGAAGCCTCGCTGCATTCGATATGGCCTTCATGTCGCTCAGCGGCCTCGTGGCGGTCTACTTCGGCGCGACCTCGTACACTCAGGCCAAGCGCAAATGATCGCGCTTCTGGGCACGCTGCTTGGCTTCGGGACGTCGATCGTCCCGGAGGTCCTCGGCTACTTCAAACAGAACCAGGCGAATAAGCAGGAACTGGCGATGCTCGAGGCGAAGGCCAAGTACGCGGCGCAGCTCTCGGATTTGAAAATCCAGGAGCTGGACGCGCAGGCAGAGATCGCCGAGACGGCAGGGCTATACGCGCACGATCAATCCCTCGATGCCGGCGGCTTCGTGAACGCGCTGCGTGGCAGCGTTCGTCCTGTCATCACCTATATGTTTTTTCTTCTCTTCGCGGCAATCAAGGGGTCGATGGTCTACGCCATGATCGCCCACCAGAACATCGACTGGTCGACTGCATTGATGAACGCCTGGGACGATGAGACGACGGCGATCTTCAGCGCCATCATGGCGTTCTGGTTTGGCAACCGTGCGATGTCGAAAGCCCGCGCTTATCAGATGGAGAAACGGAAATGATTTCGGAAAACCTGGTCGACAGCATCAAGCGCCACGAAGGCTTCAGTTCGACAGTTTACCGGTGTGCGTCGCAGGTACTTACCATCGGCTTTGGCAGGGCAGTGGATCCAGACGAGGAGGGCACCGGCATCACCGAAGAAGAGGCGGAGATGCTTCTTGAGAACGATCTCAAGCGCTTCGAGGAGTTCACGAAGGACGTGCTCGGTGACACGTGGCACGTGTTGGATCAGGTCCGCCGCGAGGCGCTGATCGAGATGTGCTTCAACATGGGACCGGGCAACCTCTCTAAGTTTAGGATGATGTTGGCCTGCCTGGCGCAGGCAGATTTTGAGGGCGCCGCCGACCAGGCGATCGCGTCCCGCTGGGCCGATCAGGTGGGCCACCGCGCTGTCCGTATCGCTGGAAGGATCCGCACCGGATCATATGATTGATTGTC